ACTCTTTGGGACGCCACTTGTACTTATCGACTAAGCACTTCTGAATGTGGACGCGAGAAGCTGGGTTAAAGTAGACTGTCTTAGACTTAACAAACAACTCACCTTTGACATACCCACGCGCCTTGTTATTGACTTTAGGATAGAAGTCTTCAGTCACTTCCCAAGATGGAAACAGTTCCTTCAAGTCTTCCTCAATGGTGTGCCTTTGTTGAGCTAGATAAGCATAGAGTTCCCCAGCTTTCTTCTCATCAAAAGTCCATCCATTGTTGCCAATCTCACGGCAGATAGAAGCCATACGATGCTCAAGGTCGATAGACTTCTGAGTAGGCTCAGTCTTCATCAACTTCTTGTATAACGTATCAGTCACCTGAGTATCTTGAACGCAGTATGAAAGCATAGTTTCACTATAGGCTTCCCACCCACCATCGTAGTCATCTTTGAAGTCACCAAGGCGAAGACCCCAAGCCTTTAGGCTGTGGCTTCCCCAGAGTTTCTTTGGGAACTTAGCGACACTGAAGTTGCGTTCAGCATCCTCATTAAACATGTCGCCATGTATCAGGCGCGAGAGAACTAAAGTATCAGTTACCTTGGCCTTAGTTGACCACTCAGGGAATACAATCTGTATCGCTGGTATGTCGTAGTCTATTATATTGTGACCAATGATCTCATCAGCATTCGCTAGTAGCTCAAGTGCGTCCTCGATCTGATCTGGGTTAAACGTGCGTACCTCGCCAGTGTCCACCTCACGGCAGACAATGCACCAGATAGTATGAATGGTATCTAGGAGGCCATTGCTCTCTAAATCAAAGCCCCACCGACTCATCGCTTATCACCAGAGCCTTTAAGAACACCACGCTTCTGGCGAGATGTCAGCTTTTCGTGGTTCATTGCCGCTACCTGATTAAGAGTTAAACCGAGGTCTTTTGAGAGTGCCGCGATGTACCAGAGCACGTCACCTAGCTCATCGCATATCTCAGCTTTCTTCTGCGCTGGGATTGTGTCCATGCCATCAAAGGTTACATCCTGATCACGAATTAGCTTTTTGATTTTTCCCAATACCTCGCCAGCCTCGTTAGCGAGACCCAATGCAGGGTAGATGACCTTCCACTTGTAGATCATCGTTTTAGCCGCATCAGCTTGGTATTCATTCATTGTGTATTCATGGATTCCTGTAGTGTTCATCGGAATAGCTCCCCTTGGGCATTTAACTGCCTCGTTGCTTTGAAAATTTGTTGGTTGCGCCCATAGGGACTTTTTCGCTTACCAATGACTGTGATAAGCCCAGCGTCTTTGAGCCATTTGAAGTGGTTCGTGATTGAACCATATGGCATGTGCTTGAGTGCAAGCTGTACTTGTGCACTGATGCAACCTTTGTCGCCAGCGGCTTGAATGACATCAAAGACCATTCTTGTGTTTCTAGTTAAATCTGTGTTTGCATACGCCTCGCGAGACGTGCTTGATAAACCACGCATACGTGTTCCTTTGCTTTACTAATGTTTGGGGTTGGGGGGTGGCTTAGAAGCCGAAGTTATCATCGACAGCTGTTAGTCTGCCTGTCTCTGAATTGTACTGGAGCGTATCTGCTTGCCCCAGAAAACCAGTGTGTCTGTTTTTTAGGATAGTAAGTTGTCTTTTGCCTGACGTGGGGTCTTCCTCATCCACATTCAAGGCGATACAGAACCAAGCCAGCTGTGCTAGGCTATGGCTTCCACGAAGCTGTGACAGCTGGGCTTTGTCTCCACCTTCATGACCTCGTTCAGACTTTGGCCTCTTGAGGTGGGACACAAGAACTAGAGCTAAATCCAATTCGACACATAAAGTAGTTAACGTGTGCATTATGTGATCTATCAGAACCCTCTCGTTGTCAGAGGCTCCAGCATACGAACTTACGAGAATACTAATGTGATCTAAAAAGACGACATCACAGCCGAGGCCGTGCTTCATGTATCTTATGCGAGAACAAATAATATCTAAGTCAAACGTGCCCACATGATCGAATAAGTAGATTTCGCCATTTGACACCAAGCCATCAAAACCAGCTTTTACCTCATCTACTGTCGCGGCCTCTGGATCAATGACGATGTTCTTGTTTATGTGGAGTCCTACTAGCCCCTGCGAAGTTCGCTTGGTGTTTTCCTCCAACATCAACATGCCTACAGTTGAGCCTGTCATATGCAAATGATAGGCGATCTCGCGCACTAGAGTTGACTTCCCACACCCAGAGCCACTGACAAGGGTTGTGATGCCCCTCATGCCTTTAGTCATGAAGTTCAACCTTGGGTAAGGATACTTGTAAGGGCTTTCAGCATCTGGTGTTGCCACAGTCTCACGCATGTCAGACATCTGGACTATGCCATCTGGCCTGTAATCAGCGGCCTGATGAATTGCACTGATGATTGCTCCAGCTTCACCTTTGACTAGACACTCATTGGCGTCCTTGTGAGGCAACACTGCAATCTTAACTTTGCCAATTGGCAGAACTTCAGCACATTCTGTAGCGGCCTTACGCCCTGCTTCATCCTGATCAAACATTAAGATTATCTCTTGGAAGCCATTAAGGTAATCAATGTTTTCCAGAAGGTTTTTCTTTGCGCCCTGTGCGCCATTTCTCACAGACACTGTGGCGAATTTATGCTGTTGGATTTGTGATACGCTCATGGAATCAAGTTCGCCCTCGCAAACCACGATCTTCCTTCCAGCTGTCCACATGTGCATACCGAAGAGTCCATTGATCTTCCCAATGGTCGGGAAGTCTTTGTCTTTTGTTCGTATCTTCTGGCCTGTGATTGTGCCTTTGGCATCCTTGTAGTTAGCCACTTGAATTGGTTCGCCTTTGCTGTTCTTGGTAACAAAGTATCCGAACTTACGGCATGTCTCTTCAGTCAGCCTACGAGACCTCAACTCCATGAAATCACCAGTCAGGAAGTTGGTGTCTATCTTTGGCTTTTCGCTGGGCTTCTGTTCCCCGTCAGCTGGTGTACGTTTCTGACAGCTGAAGCAAAAGCTGTGTCCATCAGAGTAGAGGCTGTTTGCATCCGATGACCCACAGGCGTCACATGCTTCATGAGACACAAAAGTGCTCTCTTCTTGTTCATTCATTTGTTCGTTCCTTTAGGTGGGTTGTTGACCCAATAAATTGTATTTGGTGGCGTGATGCCCCACATGAACCAAGCATTCCCAAAGGGGGGTGATCCTTTACCTGTGAAATCAACTCGGTTGTTGTAGACCAGTGCAGACATTCCATATTCCATGAACAGGTTGCCCCTGCGTTTACCTTGGAAGGCGGCGACAGGAAGAAACAAAGCAAACGGCTTTTGAAGGCTGTAGCAGTGTTCTATGAAGTCATCTTTTTTACTGTATGGGGGGTTTGTGATGATACCATCGTGGACATCATCTTGAGTTGTACTGAAGAAATCTTTGCCTTCAGAACCTACAATACTGTAGCCGCTTTCGTTAAAAGCATCGACTATCAAACTAGACTTTCCACTGGTTGCCTCATAGTAGGTCTTAGACTTGTCTAGGTATTTGAGTATCGGCTGTATTTGATTTGTTGGCGTGTAGCATTCATCGCTTGCTTCATTCGTAGCAAGTCGTCTTACTAATTCTAGTGATGTCATTATTGCTTCCCTTAAAAAGAAAAAGGGCGATCCGAAGACCGCCCTTGGCTCTCTTTATTTGGCTTGCTTCATGCCCTCATGGCATTCTTCAATCCACTCATCTGGAATCACTTTATGTGCCCAAGTGAAACCATTCTTGATGCAGAAGTCTGCATAAGAAGTCTTAGACCCCTTATACAGCTTCGCGTTGGCATTCTGAAAAAGGAAACGTAGGTCTATGTTAGGTAACTGTTTCTTGATTAAAACGTGACGCTGACGATCTGCCGTAACCCAGCGCCCTTTGGTTTCCAAATACCAAACACCACCCACCTTTGGGAGAATAAAGTCTGGGGTGTATTTGGCTGGTCGCTGGGGGATTAGAAACGACAGGCGTTCGGTCTCATAGCTAAACGGAATATTCAGCCGCCTAAGTTCTTCTGCAATTGTTACCTCAAGTCCAGACCTGTAGCCTTCCTTGATGCCTCGGTAATTCCGACGATTAAAAGTCAAAGTTGTCTTCGTTACCAATTGGTTCAAATGCTTCATCAATCGCTGAAACATCTACAGTGAAGCCACCTTCCTCGATGGCATCAAAGCCTGACCCATTCATGCCTTGGGTAGCCTCTACTATCTGACAGCCTTGTAGTGTGATAGCCACACCAGCTGACCCAGAGACCTTATAGACATTAAGGTAGCCTTTGAGTTTCAAACGGCTTCCACCGCCTATCTTTGGAAGTTTGTTTACAGGCACAACTTGACCAGCTGTGTCAAAGAAATCGGGTTGGAACTTAGACTGTAGCTTGAAAGCCACTTCCCCAGTCTCTTCATCCTTCACATAAGGAACTCTGTAATGGGCAGACCCATGTTCAGCTTTAGCCGCATCTTCAATCTTCTTAATTAAAGGCTTTGCGTCTTCGGCAGACAGCAATAGTTCTGTCTTATACTTACCTTCAGAGTCAAAGGCAGTATCTGGTTTATTAAGGTGGGGGTACTTAGCCACTCCAATAGGAGTCACAAAGTTAATCTTTGGTTTTTTAGCCATGCTTTTGTCTTTCTAAAGTAAAAAAGACCACCCATAGTTATCTATGGATGGCCTTTCAGTTTGGGAGAATGAAGTCCCTAGAGTCCAAGGAGGAGGAAAGTGAACTCAGGGGCTTCTTAGGGGTGACATAAGTATTAACTAAAGCAGAATTGGCTCTCCCGTATCAGCTGTAAGTCTAGGTTTCCCATCTCTGGAATTGGCTCTACTCCAGCTTTCTCGAAGTCATTGGGATGGTCTAATTGCTGTCTCAGTTCTTCTTGCCATTTAAGCAGTAGGTTCTCAGACTGGTACATCTCAATATGTGCATCACGAACACCATAGTAGAGGTCGTCAACATCTCCAGAGATTGCAAATGAATCATGTATCATAAAGAAATCTTGGCAACCGCCCTCACCCTGCCCGTCAAACTGATCGCGCAACCTGACAATGGTTTTAGCCATGCCAGAGGCATCGAGCGAATGTATATAGTTAGCCGCAACGCTGGCTGTGTTCTTCCTCACATCCACCTTGCCTGTATCCATCGACAAAGAAACCTTTGACCTAGTTCTCTCGCCTACGGCTGTATCGAATAGAAAGATTTTAGTCTCCACCCTGTCCCTCTTTAGGTAGTTGTGGAAAACTCTAAAGCCACTTGGGGAAGTCCAATTGACCAGCTTATTCTGCTTACTGAGAACATTGGTACATGACTGTATCCACTTCATTGCTTCAGCCGCCTTGGGAAGAGTTTCCACAATGCTGTCGTAACAATGTTCAGCAAGGTAACGAGCCGCAACCTTTCGCTCTTTGTTAGTCCTAGCAATCGGATGGAACTCGATGTCCCCGTAGCTCACGTCACGCTGTAGCGGTTTCATTACGTCTTCCATGAATTGTCCAGTCATACCAGCCGCAACGGAACTATAGGCAAATACCATTGATGGTCGTTTTGTCAGGCGTCGATCCACACCATAGTCCAGCCAAATACGCGCCAGTTCTGCTTTAGTGATGGGGTTCTTTCCAAAGGCACTGGGGTCTTCCAAGTCAGCCTCAAGTCTGCCTGTAACCTTATCAGCAACAGTCTGGTAAAGGTCAGCCATTTCGGCCTGTGGTACTAGGTTACATAGCCTTCCCTCGTCTTCTCCGAGGGTTAGCATGGAATAGTGCTGGACGCCCGAATTGGTGCCATCCAGAGCGTAAGGGATGTACCCCACAAACTCATCGCCCTCTTCAATAAACCTCTGGTATTCGAAAAGTGCGGCGAGAAACTGAAAAGGCTTGTCGGCAGTATTCCATAGACCCAGACTGGACTTGTAGTCTTTAGCCATGTCCAAAAGCCAGCCCTCGTTCCTGTCAAACCAAGCCACACGTTCATCCAGTGGTGCTTTGTCGATTTTCTCAAAGCCGCCACAGTTGGCAATGTGTATCTTAAGCCAGCGAATATTCTGACCCTCGACTATGCGTCCTCTTTGGAACTGGAAGAGTGACTTAATGTGGTCGTCCCTGTGGTAGTTGAAAGACGGAACCATATTGAAGCGGCCTCTGAAATCACAAGCCCAAGGGATCGTAAAGTAATCAAAGATTACCAGCTCATTAGCTACCATCAAATCCTGCTTCATGACAGCTTCAGCACCCTTTACCCTGCGGTCAGTGTTTCGCCATTCGCGCTGGTCTTCCTTGATTGCCTTTTTCAAGTCCTGATCCATTGTCATGTGGTCTTCTGGTAGCTTTGGGAAATCTGGAGTATCTCGCTTTGGGAACTTACCGAAAGAGTGCCTACATTCCCAGCACCATTCTACAACTTCCAGCATCTCCTCATTGATGCAGAGCCTAGTTTCTTGCAGTGCATTGAGTGCTCTGAAGTGCTCTGGGGTTTCACCCTTGAAAGAGTGCTCTATGGCCTCAATTTGCTTGCTAGATGCCCCTCTAACTAACTTGACTGCCTCTGCCAGCCGCCAGTCCTTATAAGCCCCTGTGTGGTAGCCATCCCAAGGTCTAGGGGAGTCCATCGGAATTGGCTTTAGAAGCGGCTGTGACCACTGCAAGTAGTCCTTGCTCTTCTCAAGTTGCTCTTGTGCTTCCTGAGTAAACGCAAGTCTTGTGATGCTGTTGGTTGGGGTAGTGAACTGGGTGTCCTTTTCGAATATGTGGCAATGCTGAAAGATAGCCGAGAGAACTGGGGCGGCGTTGGCTGTCCTTCGCTTCAAGTGCATCTTTCGATCACCCTTTTTCTCAACAGTTCCAAAGTAAATGGACTTGGTGCCATTCTTGGTGGCTATGCTCCTGAGTGCCTTCAGTCGGATGTGTGCCGAAGTGTGGGCTTCACTGACCATCTTGACGATCCGCCTGTTGTTCTTGTTGGCTTCCTCATCATCACTGTGTAGTAGTTCCAAGGCCAGACATTCTCTATCAATTAGGCTTCCAATTTCTTGAGTGACATTGCTTAGAGTGCTGTCTTTTAGCACCGCATTATAACAGCACTGTAAGCCGATCAAGGCCAGCTGTCTTGGGTCTAGGTGCATAAGATCATCAAGCCATGTAGGGCGTCTTCCTTTGCCCTTACGTGCGGCTTCAATGTCCCCTGCAAGACCTTCTGCCACAACATCCAAAACATTCTTCAGCTGTTGGTATTCTGGGGCTTGCTCAGTAACGTCTTTTGCTCCTGTGTACTTTGCTTCCCACTTTTTCTGCCCGTCTTCCCTCATAGTCTCGTTGTAGATTTTTGTTACTGGGTTGGCTTGCTTGCCACCTCTGGTTTTATCGTCGTTGTTCATTTTACTTCCCTTTTCTTGAACTTACAGTCCAAACAAGTCGCCTTGCTTGGCTTGCGGTGTAGTATTCTTCTTAGCCTGTGCTCCCCTCATCAACTCAGCCATTGATCGCATCGTCTGGGGTTCACTCTTGATATATTTGCGAGTCGTGTTTAGGTCTCTATGGCCTAAATAAGCCCCTATCAGTTCACTGTTATATGCTCCTGAGTTTGCTAGAGTGGTGGCGCAAGTGTGCCGTGTTGTGTGGAAAACATAACGCTCATCGTTGCCTAGGATTGCCCTTCGCATCTGCTTCCAGCCTCGATAAAATAGCTTGCTGTTCCAGTCCTTTGAAATGTCCGTTCCAAGGCTCCTGATTGACGACAAGGCTTCATCCGTTAATGGGACTGT